AAATGGATTTGCTTCTACAAGTTTAAGAAATTTAATTTTATCTCCTTCTTGTATTAAAGGATATTTGTTTTTAAGTTTAAACTCTTTTATTTGATGATTATAGATTAGAGCACCTTTAACGTGTATTGGTGTTCCTTTAATAAAGATATTATTACTATCATAATACTTCTTCATATTATTACAAGACCTTGGAAAGGATATCTGTTCAGCCGACATAGTAAAAAACTCTTTTTTAAAATCAGCAATAAAACTTTGTAATGTTGTTTCGTCTTTATTCATTATAATCTGAATGGCCTCTTTAATTCTTCCTCTACATACTTGTGGTGTTGAAGATTTGACAGCTTCAATACCCATAATCTTTAACTTAGGTTCAGAAAGTCTAACTCCTTCTTCATCTAATACGTTTAACATATATCTTTTTTTAGCCACCCATATACCTTTATTGGCAATTACTTCTCGTTTCATTACCATACAGTTTTTAAATGCGTTTGTATAATCTGCAAGTTCTTCAAAACACTTATTCAAAAATGGTTCTATTCTACTGTCAACAACTTTGTTTATAAAGTTACAAATCTGGTCTTCCGTTTTATCTTTACAAGTATGTTCTACAAGTTTATCTAATGTAACATAGATTGAATCTGTATCTGAAGCCACGATATAATCTATCTTATCGTGTGTCTTTAATATATTATTTAAATATGTGTTAACCTTTTCTTCTATAAAACGAATGATAAACTGACCTGCTGTAGTGATTGCACTGGCCTGTCTTACGTCATAGTATCTAAAGTATTGATTACCAACTGCACCATATGCGGAGTTTAAAGCAATCTTTCTTGCCCACTGAATATTATGACAACGAGATATTTCTTTTACAAGTTCAGGATTTTTAGTTATCTCATATTCTTTTTTTGCTTTTAACATTCTATTTTTGTAAATGACACGTTCATTGTACATTGTTTCCATCATCTCTGGTAAAAAACCTTGATTGTCATTTTTAAACAAAGCACCATTAGGAGTTATGCAGGCTCCTTCTGTTTTTAAATATGCTAAAGGTGTAGATTGATTTAACATTTTGTTTACTGAAATGCCTGATGGTTTTTCACCTATAATTTTTTCTGGTGAAATATTATATTGTATAATGATATGAGGATATAGTGAGTTAATATCAAATGAAACTATCCACTTATGCATACCAAGTTGTGGTTCTTTTACATAAGCGCCTTCATATTTTTCGTTCTTAATATTATCTTCACGTGGTGGAATACAAATATTTTTCTTTAGTAAATGATTTGCAATCAGTGTGTCCCATACTCGCACTTGCGAAAAGATGTCACCGTAATTTACTTTAGATTCATAAGCAACTGTTAAAGATAAATCAATCAGTCCAAGTTTATCTTCTAAAGCATCAACAATTTCCACGTCTTGTATATTGTAATCAATAAATGATTGAAAGTCATTAGTATACCAATCTTTAAATGTATTATGTTTCATCTCATCTTTACCACGACCTAATTCTAATTCACCAATAAAATCTAATTTGTAACTCTCTTGTCTTGTTGGTATAAACCATTGATACAAGTCTAGGTAATCTAGGTTAGTAATACCTTTTATATCATAAATTGTTTTAGGTCTTCCTCTTGCTAATATTACTTCTCTTTGAAACAATCCCCAAGGAGATATTTTGTTTGCAACCTTATCACCAGCTATCAATATAATTCTATTCATCAGGTAAGGTAAGTCAAAAAATTTAGTATTCCAGCCTGTGATAACATCAGGATAGTTTTTAGTCCAGAAGTTCATAAACTCAAACATTAATTGTTTTTCGTCTTTACATTTAACGTAAGTAATATCTGTTCTGTCTGTTTTATAATCGCCGATACCCCAAGTTATTATTTGTTTGTTACTTTGATTTTTGACTGTAATACAAAGCAATTGTTCTATAGGATTTTCTACATCAGGAAAGCCGTTTTCGCAGGCCGTTTCTATATCAAGTGTGAATATTTTAATAAACTTCTTATCCCAATTAATGTTCTCTGGAAACTTTTTATTAATATATTGATAATGGTATCTTTCTAAACCATAGATAGGTGAATTTTCGGTTGCCACCTCTCGTCTAAATTTACGAGCATCATCAATAGTTTTAAATGTAATAGGTTTAAGAAATTGGCCTTGTAAACTTTTAAATTCTGTTTGTTGTTGAGTTAATGAATAAAGAGTAGGGTCAAAATCTATTTTTTCTTTGTACTCTTGGCCTTCGTGTATGCCTCTTACAAGAAGTTTGCCTTTATATTCAATTACTGATTTATAAAAGTTCATCATTTTTTAAATGTAAAATCAATCCGTCAAGTTCTTTTGTTAAAAAGATTTGGCAACCTAATCTACTAACTCCTTCTTTGTAACCCTTTTCATATTCTAATAATTCTAATTCTGCCATATTGTCTTTTATTTTAGGCAGTTTGTCAATCCATTTCTCATCAACATAGATATGGCAAGTGGCACAAGCACAACAACCCATACAGTCGGCTGGTATTTCTGTTATAGAAACTGGACTAAAATACTTAGCCGCTTCCATTATTGTACGGCCAATAGGTACCTCAACTCTAATCTTAGAGCCGTTTCTTACGAAGTATATTGTTATCATCAATCAATAATTAGTTTAGGTTTTTTTGCTTGTATAATTCCTGATCCTAAATGCTGATTGTATGAATTTCCTATTTCTGTTTTTGGATTTACCTCTGCTACGATATTGTTCTTTTTAATAGATACAGTATCTTCTTCAGCATAAGGCATATATGGTGTTAATGCTAATGAAACAGGCCCACCTGGTTTTGATTGCATTGGTACAATCACAAATGGTTGTTTTATATCTGTTACTTCTAAATTGTTGCTATCAATCTTTTGGCCGATAACATCTTCACCTGTTGATAGTCTAAATATTTTCAAATTGCTCATTATGTATCCTTTATTGTATTATATTACATTATTTACTTTTTGTCAATAGGTTTGATTCGTCTACTTAACACAAACTCTCGGTTTGGATTTACCGAAGCGTTAAATTTTCTTATCATATCTCTATTTAACAACACGTCATTACGTGATCTGATTCTTTCATCAAGACCAAATTCTACATCTTTATAAACAAACCCATTGAATGTTACATCTAATTTAACAACTGGCCTTTCTTCGCCTTTGTCGTCATCTACGTTTGCTCTAAAAATTTTTACTTTGCGTTCAAGTTTACTTGTATGTTTTTTACCATCATACTTCCAAGATACTTTACCATCTTTAATTTCTATTTCTTCAGCGTGTAATGCACTAACCTCGGCACCATTACCTGTATCTAATTTAGCTCTAACTAAACCTACACTTTTTAATTCTATAGTTTCAATGTAACCAATTTCTATGATTGATTGTCTATCCCAATTGTTCCTATCACTTACATAATCAACAAGGTTATCAACTAATTGTTTGCCTTTAATTGGGCCTGTTGTGTTAGGTGTATCGGCGTAATCTTCGTAATGATATCCTTCATAATCGGCACCTGTACCTGGTGAACCATTTACTTCTAATACGTAAATTTTATCTTTGAATATAATGTGGTCAACACCTACAAGATATGCTTTTGAAGCTCTAGCTGTTCTTAAAACGATTTCTATTTCTTCATCAGATAATTTATATGGTTCTGCTATCGCACCTCTATGTACGTTTGATCTAAATTCTCCAGATTTTTTAACTCGTCTTGTACAAGCAAATATTTTATTATCTACAACAAATGTTCTTACATCTGAATCTGTAGGCATATATTCTTGTATTAATAATTCGGCATCGTGTTTAAATAGAGCTTGTACAACTGATACTAAAGAATCATAACTGTCTACTTTAACAACACCGATACCTTGCGTGCCTGTTAATGTTTTTACAATCATTGGAAATTTATTACCTATAATTTTAATTGCACTGTCTATGTTCTTTTCATTAGATATAAAGGCAGTCTTAGGTGTTGGTATATTAAACTTTTCAAATAGTAGAGCAGACGTTAGTTTATTATCACAAGTTAACATTGATGACCTTGTGTTTAACATAAAGGCACCAGAGTTTTGAAATGCTGATATTAAAGAAAGACCTGCTTCATCTTCAATTGCACCTGCACGTGTTATAACAACTGTATCTTTTCCTATAAACGTATGTTCGTTGTCATCGCCATCATAGTTATAAATGGTTAATGTATTTTTTTCTTCGTCTTTGTCTGTAATGATTGAGTGTTTAGTATTGATTATAAAAAAAGGTATTTTTCTTTTTTCACAAGATCTTTGTAAAAAACTTACTGTGATTTCTTTTTTTGTTTTTTTTATACCGGTCTTTTGTTGACGTACTTTAGGTGAAGCTTTAGTTATAACAACAACTGTTATATTATTTTCTTTTGGTTTTTTAGCTTCGCTTATAAACTCTTTAAACTTTGATACTTGCATTTATTCACCATTTGTTTCATCATCTTTTGTAATCTTTTTACCAATATTATATTTAGCTGATAGTATCCATTCTTTTTTTTCTTTGAATGGCAATACTTTAATTTGACTTAAAGGTGCTTTGTTTTCAGCGGCCTCTTTTTTAACTATATCAATTAAAGCCCAATCTTGTAAAAGAATTGCAATTGTATTTCTTCTTTGAATATCATTTTCTGATAACGTAGCAGTTTTACCATCAAGAGCAAATAACTCTTTAAAGTGTACTATGTAATATTTACCTTGTTTATGAAGTATATGACAAGACTGAAATAATGTCTTATCTTTTCTGGATGCTACACCTATTCTTGTAAGTGTTTCTCTTACTTTTAAAAAGTCATCAGGCTGTTTGATTGTTACCTCTAACATATCCTCTATTGACCACTTAATACTATCTGCCATTAATTTCTCCCACCTTTAAATAACTTTGTCTTAATATGTTCAAGTTGTTCTTTGGTCAATAAAGTTAAGGCCTCTCTTGCCTTTTCATTGCTATAACCATAGTATTCCTTCACATAATCTAAATCTTTCAACTTGGTTTGTGATAACCACTTACCACCAAATCGCTTCTTTTTTCTGATACTATTTATTAAAAAGTGAAATTGTAACTGTTTAGGTAGAAAGTGAAGGCCATTCATTTCATTGGCTGGCATTACCGTATCCCAAAACATAGAAAGACAACGATTTATTATATAAGGTGGGTACTTCTTTTCCCAAGTTGCGTCATCTGTGTCTAATAGGTTTTCTTTACTTTCGTTAATGGCCTTTAGATAGTCTTTTAATTCATAACTCATTTGAATTTACAACCGGCCATTATTTCGGTTAAGCAGGCCACCATATTGATTTCTTGGTCGGCAACAAAGGCCGCTTTGTATTGATAACCAGCAATAATTAATACTGCCTGTGGTATTGATTTAGGGTCTAAAGATTTATAAAGACTGTCATAGACTTCTTTAAATACAGCACTTGTTTCTTTATCTAAGTTTTGTACCACCCATTTACGCATAGCATTAAAATCTTTTTCTTTTAAATTAACAATTAATCCTTTAATGCTTTCTTCTGATAGATTAAAAAGAATACCACTGTCTATAGTACCACGAACAGAATATCTTTGTAATTCATTTATTGTTCTTCTAAAATCTGGATAGTGTTTTAAAAGAAGTTGAACTAAAATCTTTTTATCATATTTTACACCTTCTTCTTTTAATATATCTTCAAGTCTTTTAAGAAAATCATTTTGAGTGATTGCCTTTTGGCCATTCACAATTCTAAAATCAACTACAGTACAACGACTGTGTAAAGCAGGTATGATTTTGTTCTTGTAATTACAAGTAAAGATAAATCTACAGTTATTAAAAAACGTTTCAATAAAGTTTCT